AGAATAGGCGCCGATCTCAGATTCCGGGCAGGTCCGCATCGTTCGACCGAGACGCCCTTACACCAACTTTCTCGACACTACCCCGATGCTCGCCCAGTACGTCATGTTCGAAGCCGAGTACGAGACGTTCACCGAGAGCGTCTTCGAGGAAGCCGACCCGAAGGCGAAGAAGGATTACCAGAAGATGCAAATCGACGCGTTCAACAGCGCGCGAGCCGCAGCATCGGCGCTCGGCATGTTCGTCACCGACAGATGCAAGATATCGGTGACGCCGACGGGCGATGGCGAAGATGACGACTCGGACATCCTCTAAGCCGAGGGCGAGGAAGCGCAAGCGCATCACCTGCCCGCAGATCAACGATTACTTGCGGCTCGTGGAGACGGGGAAGGTGAGGAGCTGCGAGCGCCAGAAGAAGTTCTGCGCGTACGTTCGCCGCGTGTTCGCGGAGGAAGCCCTCGTCATCGACGCGGAAGCCATCGAGAACTACTCGAAGATGCTCAAGTTCTTCCCGTTCGACATGCTGTTCCCGTGGGAATGGTGCCTTTTCACGCTATTCATGTGCGTGTTCAGGGCGGACGGCACGCCCAGATGGAGCGACCTCGTGGCGTTCCTGGGGCGCGGCGGCGGCAAGAACGGCTTCATCGCGTTCGTCAGCTTCTGCGCCATGACGAAGACGCATGGCGTCCAGAACTACGACATCGACATCTGCGCGAACTCGGAAGACCAGGCGCGCCGCTCGTTCGACGACGTATGGGCGATTCTGGAAGCAAAGGCGACGAAGTTCAAAAAGACCCACCGCTGGAGCAAGACCTACATCACCTGCAAGTCGACGAACTCGACGATGAAGTACCGCACCGACAACCCGAAATCCAAAGACGGCATGCGAAGCGGCCTCATCATCTTCGACGAGGTGCACGCGTACCAGAACTGGAAGAACATCACCGTCTTCACGACGGGCCAGGGCAAGTGCGCCAACCCGCGCCGCGCGTTCATCTCATCGAACGGCGACGTGCGCGACGGCGTGTTCGACACCATCCTCGCGAAGTGCGACCGCATCCTCGACGGCGAGATAGACGACAACGGCTACCTTCCGTTCTGCTGCATGCTCGACTCGGAGGACGAGGTGCACGACGAGCGCAACTGGGAGAAGGCGAACCCCTCCCTTCCCTACCTGCCAATCCTCATGGCGCAGATACGAAAGGAGTACCGCGATTGGATCGACAACCCCGTGGAGAACGCAGACTTCATGACGAAGCGAATGGGCATTCCCCAGGGCGACCGCGAGCACGAGGTCACGTCGTGGGACAACCTGCTCGCGGCGAGCGTCGACTTCGACCGCTCCGCGCTTCGAGGGAAGCCGTGCGTCGTCGGCATCGACTTCGCGCGCACGACCGACTTCGTGTCTGCTGTGCTGCTGTTCAGGTTGCAGAACGACGAATGGCGCGTCGTGCACCACTCGTGGTTCTGCACTCACTCTCTAGACAAGTCGCGCATCCGCGCGCCGATCGAGGAATGGGCACGCATGGGAATCATCACCATCGTCGACGACGTGGAGATAGACCCCGCCCTCGTGACCGACTGGATTCAGCGGATGCAGCGGCTCTACGACGTGCGCAAGGTCGCCATCGACGACTACAGGTTCTCGTTCCTCAAGTCTCACCTGGAGCGCATCGGGTTCGTCGCGAGCGAGGGCGACGTCCAGAAGGTGCGCCCGAGCGACCACATGAAGATCCACCACCTGGTGAACTCGGCGTTCATCAACCACCGCATCCAGTGGGGCGAAGACCCCGCAATGCGATGGTTCACGAACAACGCGAAGCTCGTCCCGTGGCAGAACGGCAACTTCAAATACGACAAGATCGAGCCGAAGTCGCGCAAGACCGACGGCTTCATGGCGCTCGCTGCGGCGTTCTGCATCCAGGACGCCATCCCCGAGGAGACGGAGGTCGCGTTCATGGCGCCGCTCGTCTTCTAGCAACCAGACAAACGAACAAAGGAGGTGACGGCGAATGGGCTTGCTCGAATACCTCGGGCTGAAGGTCAAGACGCCCGACATCGAGCCGACGGCGGGCACGGTGACGGCAGAGGCGGCAGCAGCCGCGTATTTCAAGACGTCGGCGCTCGCCACGGCGATAACGTACAAGGCGAACGCGCTCTCGATGTGCGCCATCAGGGTCATCGAGGGCGGCGAAGAGGTGAAAAACGAGCTTTGGTACAAGCTCAACTACAGCCCGAACCCGAACCAGAACTCCTCGCAGTTCATGAACTACTTCATGGAGCAGCTCTGCCGCAACGGCCAGGCCCTCATCGTGCCGATCAGGCGCAGCTTCTACGTCGCCGACAACTTCGGCGTCGTGGAGAACCAGCTGTCCGACAACGTGTTCGACAACGTGGTGGTCGAGGGAAAGCAGTACAACCGCTCCTTCAAGGCCTCGAAGTGCATGTTCTTCAAGCTCAACGACAGGAACGTATCCGCATTCGTCAACGAGACGCTGGAGCAGTACTCGCAGATGATGGCGCTCGCCATGAAGTCCTACAAGGACACCTGCGGGCAGAAGTACAAGGTCGTGCTCGACCGCGCGCCATCGGGCGACGTCGACGAGGAGAAGAAGTACCAAGACTTCCTCGCCGGCAACCTGAAGACGTTCATCGAGAACGCGAACGCAGTCTACATGGAGACGCGCGGGCAGAGGCTGGAGCCCGTCAAGGCGGAAGGCGGCGCAGAGCCGGCCGACATCACCGCGCTCCGCAAGGAGATATACGACGCGGCGGCGGTGGCGTTCAAGATACCCCGCCCCATCATGTACGGCGACATGACGAACATGGGCGACCTCGTGAACGTCATGCTCACCTTCGCGGTCGACCCCGAGGCTCAGATGTTCGGCGAGGAGGCGACCCGCAAGAACTACACCCAAGAGGAGATATGCAACGGAGGCTGCAAGATAAAGGTCGACACCACGACCATCAAGCACGTCGACATCTTCGACGTCGCGCCTTCCGTCATGAACCTCATCTCGAGCGGCGTCCGCACCATCGACGACGTGAACGAAGCACTCGGGTTCGAGCGCGAGAACAGCGAAACCACCTCGGCCAGGTTGATGACGAAGAACCTCGGCGCGATCGAAGACGTCCTACGGGAAGCGAAGCAAGGAGGTGAAAGCAAATGACGATGAAGAAGTACTTCCAGCTGGTGACCGAAGGCGACACCGCCGACCTCGACATCTACGGCGACATCGCGTCGTGGTCGTGGAGCGGCGGCAACATCAGCGCGGCGAACCTCTCTAGGCAGCTAGAGGAGCTGGGCGACGTGTCGCAGATCAACGTGCACATCAACAGCTACGGCGGCGAGGTCGCCGAAGGCCTCGCCATCTACAACGCGCTGCGCCGCCACAAGGCGAAGGTCGTCACCACGTGCGACGGATTCGCATGCTCCATCGCGTCGGTCATCTTCATGGCGGGCGACGAGCGCCTTATGTCAAAGGCATCGCTGCTGATGATCCACAACGCGTGGACGTCCGCCTACGGCGTGAACGCCAACGACCTGCGCAAGCTCGCAGAGGACATGGACGCCATCACGGACAGGAGCAAGGCGGCGTACCTCGACCGCGTGAGCATCGGCGAAGACGAGCTGTCCGCGCTCATGGACGCGGAGAGCTGGATCTCGCCCGACGAAGCCGTGGAGATGGGGTTCGCGACGGACATCGAGGAATTCGACGGCGGCGACAACCCGTCGCAGAGCGCGTTCGGCTCGCTCATGGAGCTCGTGGAGAGCGCGCTCGAAGCCAAGCAGAAGCCGCCCGCGTCGGGCGACGGGGAGCCTGAAGACCCCGACGACCCCGACGACCCCGACGACGATGACGACCCAGATGAAGACCCCGAACCAGATGAAGACCCCGACGACGGGGAACCGAAAGAGGGCATCGCCGGAATGCCGGCGTTCCTGAAGGCAATCGCCAACTAAAACACAAAGGAGAATCGAATATGAGTCTTTTGACCGCCAACAAGGCGGCGGCCCAGCTCGCCGCCGCCTTCAAGACCCAAGACGACGCCGAGATGGAGAAGGCGTGGGAGGCGTTCGGCGACGAGGTCTGCGAGAAGATCCGCGCCGACTTCGCCGACTACGAGAGCGCGAAGAACGACAGCGTGCTCGCTCAGCGCGGATACCGCGTGCTCACCTCCAACGAGAAGGCGTGGTACGCCAACGTCGCCAACGCGCTCAAGTCGGTCGACCCCAAGCAGGCGTTCATCGACATCCTCACCTCCGACGACAAGAACGACATCATGCCGGAGACCATCATCGAGGACGTTCTGAAGTACCTGCAGGAGACGCGCCCGCTGCTCGCGAAGGTCAAGTTCCAGAATGCAGGCTTCTCGACGAAGTGGATCATCAACGACAACTCGGTCCAGCGCGGCGGGTGGGGCAAGATCGACGCCTCCATCACCGACGAGATAGAGGGCTCGCTCAAGGTGCTCGTAATCGAGCAGTCCAAGTACAGCGCGTTCTGCATCATCCCGCTCGACATCCTCGACATGGGCCCGCAGTTCCTCGACGCGTTCATCCGCGCGACGCTCGCCGAGGCGCTCGGGCTCGGGCTCGAAGAGGCCATCGTCAACGGCTCCGGCGTCAACATGCCGTGCGGCATGATGAGGAACCCCAACGGGTCGTTCAACCAGTCCACGGGCTACCCCGCGAAGACCCCCGTCAAGGTGACGTCCTTCGCGCCCGCCGAGTACGGAGCCCTCGTCGCGAAGGTCGCCAAGACCGAGAAGGGCAAGCAGCGCACCTTCGGCAGCGTCGGCATGCTCTGCAACATGAGCGACTACCTGACCAAGATCATGCCCGCGACGACCATGCTCACGGCGAACGGCGGCTACGCGAGCAACCTGTTCCCGTTCCCGACGGAGGTGATCCAGTGCAACGCCGTGCCCGAGGGCAAGGCCGTTCTCGGCATCCTGGACGACTACACGCTCGCGGTCGGCGGCAAGCGCAACGGCAACATCGAGTTCGACGACTCCGTGAAGTTCCTCGACGACGCCCGCACGTTCAAGCTCGTGCAGCACGCGGCCGGACGCGCGTACGACAACACCTCGTTCATCGTGCTCGACATCAGCGACCTCGACCCCGCCTACATCACGGTCAAGAACACCGCGACCGTCGCGGGCGACGTCTCCGTCAACTCGAAGACGGTGACCGCGTAGGAGGTGCGCTGAATGGATGATTCCAAGCTCGAAACCGTCATGGAGCGCGTGAAGCGCAAGCTCAACGTCACCTTCTTCGACAAGCAGACCGAAGACCGAATCGGCAAGGACATCATCCCGCTCTGCATAGCGAACCTCGCCGACGACATCGGCATCACCGACGAGGATTTCGACTGGTCGGGAACCTCGCGGGAATGCTTCCTGCTCGTCGAATACGCCTTCTACGAGTGGAACCACGCTTCCGAGCAGTTCCACGAGGACTACGCGGAGGACATCGCGAAGATCCGCGCGAGATGGGAGGGGAAGTCCGTTGAAGCCTAAGTTCAAGCGTTACAACAACGGCTCCCTCTCCCTAGCGAGGGACAAGGGCCCGACGGGCACCTTCTCTCAGAAGCTCAACCCGAAGAGCCTGGAAGACCTCGACGTGTACCAGCAGGCCATGCACTTCGAGCGCCTTTCCATCCGCCAAGAAGACGTCGAGTTCGCCGAGCAGCAGGGCATCTCGCTCTCGATGAAGGTGCGAATCAGGCTCGTATCGGGCGTGAAGGTCGGCGACAGGGCGATCATCGACGGCTACCTCTACAACGTGAGCCATATCGACCCCGACGACACCGACCTCTACCTCTACCTGGAAGGGGTGAGGCAGCTTGATACTCGATGAAATAGAAGCGGCGCTGAAGACGCTCGGCATGCCCGTCTTCTACGGCATGCAGGGCATCGGCGAGGCAGAGGAATGGAACTACATCGTGTTCTCGCGGCCTAAGGTCAGCAGGTCGCAATCGAAGCACTCGAAAACGAAGTACTTCACCGTCGCCGTCGTCTGCGAGGGGTTCGTCCCCGACGACTTCGACGACGAGGTGGAAGCCGCGATGCGCGAGGTCGCCGGCGTTAGGCTCGCGAGCGACGACATCGAGTTCGACTACGTGAGGAAGCCGAACACGGGCGTCGTCGTGGAGCTCATGGCCATGCGCTTCTACGCGGCCGGCAAGCGATGAGCGACTGGAGAATCGACTACGCGGACGCGGACAGGCTGACCGCCGCGATCCAGCAGTTCCAGGGGAACGCCGAGAAGTCGATAAACGACGTCCTCCACGGCGAGGGCGGCAAGCTCATAGGCAGGCGCATCGACGCGCTCGTCCCCGTATCGGGGCGCAAGTTCAAGGGGCATTCCAGCGGGGCGAAGGGCTCCTCTTGGCAGAGCTACGACACCGACGAGAACCTTGCCGTAATCGTCGCCGCGCGCGGGAAGTGGCGCTACCTATACTTCCCCGACGACGGCACAAACACCCGCAAGCACGCGGGAAACAAGCAGTTCTTCCCTCGCGGCGCGGAATCCGCCGCGCCCGAGGTCATCGACCTGTGCATCGAATCAATCATGAAAAACTGGGAGGAGTGATTCCCTTATGGAGGCAGGATACGTGTTCTCCGAGTTCGAGATCGACCAGCTCGGTTTCAAATTCAAGGGCGAGGACAGTTACAAGACCATGGAGTGCATCGGCTCCGTTGAAGAGGAGATGGAGACGAAGACCACCACGAAGAAGTGCCGCGGCGTCGTCACCAAGACCCGCGTCAAGGGAACCGGCAACGGAACCCTGAAGATCTCCGGTCACATCCCGTGGGACATCTACGCGACAGCGTACGGCATGAAGCTCGACAGCCTCATCGACGGCGTGTTCGGCTACGGCTACAACTCGACCCACCCGACGTTCTCTCTCACCGAGCACGTCGTGAACGAAGACGACGAGGAGAAGCTGAAGGCGTACCCGAACTGCGTCATGAGCTCAGGCGTCGCACGCAAGGTCGAGAACGGCGGCGAGGAGGTCGCCGAGATCGAGCTCGAGGTAAGCGTCATGCCGGACGAATACGGCAACGGCCTTTACGAGGCGCTCAAATCCGAGCTCAAGACGGGCACGACCGCAAACGATTGGATGACGAAGTTCGCGCCGTCCATGGTGCAGACGCCCGGAGCGTAAAGGAGGAACGAATATGGCAACCAAGAAAACAGCCGAAGCGGCCGAGGAGAAGGCTCCGGAGACCGTTGAGCAAACCGAGGAAAAGACTCCCGAAAGCGTGAACGCCGTCGTCGTGGAGAAGTTCCGGGACAAGAACACGGGCAGCATCTGCTGCGCCGGCTTGGGGCTCCGCCTGACGCGGGAGCGTTTCGACGAGATCAACGGCGTTGGCCGTTTCCTGGAGGAGATCGTCTAGCGAGAACGAATAACGGGCGCGGGAAACCGCGCCTTTTTTATTGGAGGGAACGATATATGGCAAAAGGCAAGAACACGTTCGTCGACTTCGAGCTGGAGAGCGGCGAGACGGTCAAGATGACGCTCGCCTTCTACCTGCTGCTCGGTTTGAAGCAGCACCGCAAGGACATCTACGACCGCTACAACCAGATCATGGTCAAGGGACCCAAGGAAGAGCTCGAGTCGATCACCATCCTGTACGCGGCTTACCTGTGCGCCTACATCCAAGGCAAGGGAACCGCCGACGGCGCCATGCCGGAACGGGATTTCATGGTCGAGTGCGGCAGCGACCGCGAGGCGGTGATGAGCGCCGTCGCAGCTCTGACGCGCCCAAAACGAAAAACGGCTTCCGAGAGCCGTTCGTAAGGCGCACGCGCAGATCCGACCATCCCGTGAGCGTCCCGAAGTTCGACATCGAGGACATCGAGGACGCATACGCCTACTACGTGATGATCCTCGGCATCCCCGAGGACTACTTCTGGCACGCCGACGTCGCCTCGGTGAAGAGCGTCGCGCTCGACAAGTCGGCGTACGACGCATGGGAGGCGTCGGAGCATCGCAAGCAGGCGGAACGCGCGCGCAAGGAAGCATCGAGAAAATCCAGGAGGTGAGAAGAATCCATGGCATCCAAGAACGAGGCGAAGATCAAGTTCACCGCCGAGACGGGCGACTTCAACGAGGGCATAAAGAAGTGCGACAGCCAGATGACCGAGCTGAGGTCAGAGCTGAAGCTCGTGAACGCGCAGATGGCGTCGAGCGGCGAGAGCGCCGAACTGCTTGAGAAACGCCAGCAGATACTCGCGCGGCAAAGCGAAGTCGCCGCGCAGAAGTCCCAACTGCTCGCGCAAAAGGTTGAGGCGGCTGAGAGGATATTCGGCACGGCGTCGACCGACGCAGCGAAATACCGGACCCAGCTCAACAACGCGCAAACGTCCGAGGAGCGACTTGCGAAGTCGGCGAACGACGCCGCGAACGACGTGAAGCAGCTCGATTCGTCGATGGACAAGGCGTCGAGCTCAGCTAAGGGCTTCGGATCGAGCGTCGGCGACATCGCACTCGGTAGCATGATTGCCGACGGCGCATCGAGCGCGATTCAATCGCTCGCGGGGCTGTCAGACGCCACCGAGGAAAACCGCGTCAACATGAACAAGCTGAACACGACCTACGAATGGTCTGGCCGCAGCATTGACGATGCGCGGAAGGTGTACCAGAACTTCTTGGGGTTGTGCGGAGACAGTGACCAGGCCGTCGAGGCAGCGCAGGATATGAACAACCTGGCCGATGCCGGAGCCGACATCGACACATGGTACGACATCGCGTCCGGCACGGTCGCGGCGTTCGGAGACGCGCTCCCAATCGAGAACCTAATCGAATCGGCAAACGAGACCATCCGCACTGGACAGGTGACGGGAGGCTTGGCCGACGCGCTCAACTGGACGTCGGTCAACGCGACCCTCCTCAACACGAAGCTCGGCGAAGACCACCCGAAGGCCATGGAGGCGTTCAACGAGGCCCTCAACAGCGGGTCCAGCACAGAAGACGCCATGAACGCCGCGCTCGCGGCATGTTCCGACGAACAGGAGCGTCAAGAGATACTTTCGGCTGTTCTCGCATCGCAGTACACGGAACTGGGCGCGGCGTTCCAGGACACTAACCAGGACATCGACGACTCTCGCAAGGCGAACGACGACCTTTTGCAGTCTCAGTCTAAGCTCAGCGAGAAGATAACGCCGCTCCAAACCATGTTCACCAATCTCGCGGCCGACGGGATCGGTTTCCTGGCGGACAACCTCGAAACCGTGATTCCGCTCGTCGGCGCCGCAGCCGCCGTGTTCGGCATCCTCTACGTCGCGTTGAACTTCTCGACGATCGTTACCGGGCTGACAACGGCAATCGGCGCGCTGGGTCCCGTACTCACCGTGCTGACCGGCCCCGTCGGGATAGTGCTATCCGCCGTGGCCGCTCTCGCCGCCGTGCTCAAGTACCTATGGGACACCAACGATGGCTTCAGAGCAACCGTGACCAACGCCTGGAATCAGATTCAGCAGGCCATCGTAACCGTGATGACCTATCTCCAGCCGTATCTTGAAACGGCATGGACTACGCTGCAAACGACAGTTACGAACGTCATGAACGCCCTCATGCCCATCATTCAGAACGTGCTGACATTCATTATCTCGGTGGCCGTCCCGCTGCTCTCGTCGCTGTTCGAGACGTTCGCGACCGCGTTCGGTAATATCCTGACTACGGTGTCAGGAGTTATGAGCGGGCTCAGCTCCATCGTCAGCGGCACATTGGGCGTAATCCAGGGAATCTTCGAGACTGTCGTCGGCCTCATCGTCGGCGTCGTCACGGGCGATTTCTCGATGATGAGCGACGGCGTTTCGGGAATCCTCAATGGGATGTCCGGCATCGTCAGCGGCATCTTCAACTCGATTCTGTCTATCATCGGCGGAATTGTGAACAGTATCGTTTCGGTCGTCTCCGGGGGGTTCAACGCAGCCTCTGCGACCGTTTCTGGGGTGATGGACGGCATATCGAGCGTCATCGGCAATGTCATGGGAGACGCGGAGAACACCGTCTCCAACGCAATCGACTCGATCGTCGGGTTTTTCGCGGGCATGCATATCGAGTTCCCGCACATCAACCTCCCGCACTTCAGCCTGAGCGGCGAGTTCTCCCTCATGCCGCCGAGCGTGCCGACCATCGGCATCGAATGGTACGCGAAGGGCGGCATCATGACCGCGCCGACGATGTTCGGCGTGAACGGAGGTCGGGCCATGGTCGGCGGCGAGGCAGGACCCGAAGCCGTCCTGCCCATCTCGCTGCTCCAAGACTATATCGACCATGCCTTCGACCGAAACCAAGTTGGCAACAACAACGAGGTCAACGTCACCGTGTACGCCGGCGGAGACTCAGACGACATCGCGAACAAGGTCGCCGTCAAGGTTTTCGGGGCAATCGATCAGGCCATGGCGGCAAACGGGAGGTAATCAATCATGGCTAACTGGTACGAGGGGCCCTGGGTAGGCCCCGGGGCCAAGTTCCAGGTGTGCGTTGGGTATTCCTACGACACCTACACGGACGACACGGTCCACATGTACTGGAAACGATTCATCAAGGTAGACGGCAACTTCTACGGAACGACCGTGCACACGAGCTGGGCGGGCGACATCACGCTCAACGGCTCGGGAGACTACGCCGACACTGGCTGGCAGGACCTCGGCGCGGTCCCATACGGGCACTACGATTCCACCGGCGCGGACGCATGGTACACGGGCGGCTCCGGCACTACCTACGAATCGTCCGGCAGGTGGGGCGAGTACGCGACCGCCCCAACGTGGACTCCATACCCTGTCAAGGTCATCGTGGCGACGCGTGCGAGCGACGACCGCACCGACCTGTCGTGGCAGAACGACGCCCACGGGGCGCGACCTTACTCGGGCATCTACGTGGACAGGCAGGTGGACGGCGGCTCGTGGAACCTCATCGCCAACATAAGCGGCGGCTCCACGTCGTTCGCCGACGCGTCCACGTCTGCGAACCACGCCTACCGCTACCGCGTCGTCCCGTACAACGACGCGGGGCAGCCCGACCACGCGCTGTCGGGCACGGTCTACAACACGCCGTGCGCCCCGACGTTCGCCTCCGTGGCGCGCAAGGACGCCACGACCGTAACGGCGACGCTGTCCAACGAGGCGAACACCGCGACGGCGCTGGAGTACCAGTCTCGCAAGATGGGGGGCTCCGGCTGGGGCGAGTGGGGCGCCACCTCGTCCATGAGCGGCAAGGTCGCATCGTTCGACGTCGACCTCGGCGGCGGAACGTTCCAGCTTCGAGCGCGCAACACCCGCATCCCGCTCGCGTCCGACTGGGCGCTCTCGGAGCCCGTGGTAACCATCTGCGCGCCCGCTGCACCGACGCTCGTGTCCCCCGCGTCGTCGGCGGTCGTCTCGAAGACCTCGCTCAAGGTCGGGTTCGAGTGGATGCACAACGCGCTGGACGGCAGCGCGCAGACCAAGGCGGAGCTGCGCTACTCGACCGACGGCGGCTCCACATGGGCGACCGTCGCGGTGGATGGCGACGGCCAGTCGGCGGAGGTCGACAACTCGTTCGCGCTCAACTCAACGGTGACGTGGTGCGTGCGAACCAAGGGAGCTCACGACGATTTCGGCCCGTGGTCCGGCAACAGGGTGTTCGCGGTCAAGCAGGTGCCGACCGTCGTCATCGAGCAGCCGCCCGAAGGCTACGTGGTAGAGGAGATCCCCATCGCGATCGAGCTGATGTACAGCGACCCGTCGGGCGAGCTCGCGAGCGCGAGGATGACGATACTCGACGACGGCGGCTCGGCGGTCTACTCGGAGGACATGGGCACGTCGACGAGATGCGACGTTGGCGCATCGGAGTTCGTCCCTGAGGACGGCAAGGCATACACCATCGAGGCCTCCGTGCGCTCGTCCTCGACGCTCACGGCCACGGCGACGCGCGCGGTGACGGTCAAGTTCGTCCTTCCGCAGCGGGCCGACATCGGGGTCGACTTCGACCAGGAGCAGGGCTTCGCGTACGTCACGCCCAAGCTCGCAGACGATGAGGGCTTCTCGCAGGTCGTGCGCATCGACCTGTTCCGCGTCAACGGATCGGAGCGAGTGCTAATAGGCGAGGACGTTGAATCTGGAGAGGTCGTCCTCGACCGATACGCGCCGCTCAACGTCCCGTACTCGTACGAATCGGTTACCCATTCTGCGTCTGGGTCGGTCAACAAGACCGACGTAGCGTGCACGTTCGCAACGCCATGGTGGTACATCTACTTCGACGGCGGCATCGCGAAGGCGACGTGGGAGCCTTCGGGAAGCAGGACGCCAAGACGACCTGCCGACGAACTGAAGGAGATAGACGGAAGGGAATGGCCGCTGCTCATCCAGGGCCGCCGCAAATCGTACAAGGTGAGCTTCAGCGGATGGGTCGAATCGAGGGACGAGGCGGATACGTTCGTCAGCATGACGCTCGCTTCCGGCGACAAGGTCTACAAGGACCTCGAGGGTCATGTGTTCCACTGCCACGCGGAAGCCGACGTCACCGACGACTACGACGGCTTTTTCGAATATTCGGCGACCGTGGGCGTTTCGATCACAAGGGTTTCGGGGGGTGCGCTCTGATGCCTAATTGGAAAGGTCCGCGTTACGATGCGGGATGGGTTTACAGACGCGTCGCATGGGGCACCTGGATGGAGGTAGGCGAGTACTCGAACATCGAGAGCTTGTCGTACAGCAAATCCGCGCTTAACTCGCTCAAGCTCTCGGGCAGCGCGAGCTGCGACGGAGATCCGCCTGACGAGATAGACGCCGTAACGGCCTATTACACGTTCGCCGACGGCTCCGGCGAGGTCGCTCTCGTCCCGGTGATGACTTTTCTGGTCGAGTCAGACGAACCGCAGTATTCGGCATCGGACGGCGGTATCGCGAGAAGCAGCTCTCTCAAGTTCTATTCGCTGCTGAAGGTCCTGTCCGACATCGTGCCGGAAGGCTCCTTGACGATACCAGCCGGGACGAACGCCGTTGCCAAGGCCAAGGATATAGCCGAGAGCGTCGGTCTTCGGACGAACAATCCGTCGTCGACGTACACGACGAGCGAGGATAAGACGTTCGGCTCAGATTCGACGTACCTCAGCATCGTCAACTGGCTGCTCGACGTGGCGGGATACGCCTCGGCTCGCACCGATGCGCGCGGCGTCGTACAGATGGAGCCCTACGTCGAGCCCACTGACAGGCCCGTCTCATGGACGTTCAGGAACGACGACGATTCGACGTTGCTGTCCGGCCCGTCGTGCGAAAACGACTGGAGATCGACGCCTAATGTCGTCACCCTCGAATACCAGACCGAATCTGAGTACATCATCGCGACCGCGCGCAACATCGACCCCGACAGCAGGGCGTCGCTCCCGAGCAGGGGGTGGCGGACGAAGAGCGCGACGGTGTCCGTCAGCGAGCTCGACGGCGAGACTCCGCAGGCGCGCCTGGATAACCTCAAGGCGATGGCCGTGAGCGAGGTCAAAAGCGAGTCTGCGGAAGTCCAATACGTAAAAATCGAGTCCGTCTTCGTCCCTGTGTCGGTGAACGATTCGATCGCAATCGAGTATTCGGGGAAGACGTGGCGAGGGAGCATCACCGCCATAGACGGCAACGACGGACCGTCCGGAGACATGACCATCAAAGCGCGAATCTTCATCCGCCGCGACGTCCTCGTCGACGTCGACGGCAAGATTTCTTGAGAGGAGGCAAACGTAAATGGCAGAGTCGATGGCGAGCATGGCCGAGAAGGCCTTGCGTATAAAGCCTAGCGACGACCTCGGCTCCGACTACCACACCTACGGATCTATCGAGTCCGTCAACGAGGACGGCTCCTATCAGGTGCGCCTCGACGGCGCTTCGAACGCCACCCGATGTGCGAACACCTGCACGGCGTACGCTGGCGACCGCGCGCTCGTGCTCGTCAAGTCAGACGGCAAGTGCGCGGTCGTCGGGAGGGTAGGCGGCACGGTCTCCACCGGAGGCCCCAAGGTAGAGGGCGCTGGCATGCCGGCTGGCGCGATAGCGGCCTACGCTGGCGCGAATGCGCCAGACGGCTGGCTGCTCTGCGACGGATCGAACGTGAGCCGCAAGTCCTACCCGCTGCTCTTCGCGGCGATAGGCACCGCCTACGGGGCGGGCGACGGCTCAACGACGTTCGGTCTCCCCGACCTTAGGGGCCGCGTGCCTATGGGGATCTCGTCCTCGCACGCGCTCGCAAGCAAGGGTGGCGAGGAGATGCACAAGCTCACGGTCAGCGAGATGCCGTCGCACAAGCACGGCACGAACATCTCGGTGATCAACTATGGCTCAACGGACTACGAGACGCACACGTCCGAATGGTCGTCGAAATGGAAAGGGATGTTCTCCACGAACGAGGCGGGCGGCGACCAGCCCCACAACAATATGCAGCCATATCTGACGGTCCACTACGTCATCTCCACGGGCGAGAGCTCCGCGAGCGGGGCGTAGTCCGTCAAGAAGGACCGCCAGCGATGGCGCGACAAGATAAACGAGATCCAAGAGAGAATGAAAGGGAGTGAAACCTGATGCCCGTGAACAAGATAAAGGTCAGCGTCAGCGACCTGTCCAAGCGCGCGCTCGTTGCCATCACGCAGGGAGACAGCCGTTCCCGCATCATCGAGGCAACCGTCATGGACGGCGGCTCGCCGCTCGACCTCACCGGAAAGAAGGCGCGCTTCCGCGCGGAGCTGCCGCACGACAAGGTCGTCATCGACGACGGCTGCGAGGTGGCGGACGCCGAGGCGGGCGTGGTCCGATACACCGTGGGGGACGAGGTGGCCGCGCGCGCAGCGGTCATCTCCGATGCGTACTTCGAGATATACGACGAGGAAGGCTACTCGCTGGCCGCGAGCAAGATGGTCGTCGAGGTCGGCCGCGGCGTTGACGTCGACGGCGAGCGCCCGTCCGACTACGTGCCCGAGCTCGACAGGCTCAAGGCCGAGTTCGCGCGCATCGCGGAGGAGGCGAAGGGCTTCGAGACCGAGCGAGCCTCGGAGTTCGAGGCCGTCAAGGCGGATGCCGAGCGCGCCACAAGAGCCGCCGACGAGGCAGCGTCGCACCAGCCGCGAATCGGCGGCGATGGCATCTGGGAAGTGTGGGACGCCGCTGCTGGCGCTTACGCGGACACGGGCGTCTCGGCGCAGGGACCGAAGGGCGACAAGGGAGAGCAGGGCGCTCAGGGCACTGCTGGACCGCGAGGCGAGCAAGGCCCCAAGGGCGATGCTGGCGAGCCTGGTGCCACGGGAGCGACTGGCCCGCAAGGCCCGCAAGGCCCGGCAGGCCCGCAAGGCCCGGCAGGCCCGCAAGGACCGCAAGGGCTGAAAGGCGACAAGGGCGAGCCCGGCAAAGACGCGGACATAGCTGGCGCGGAGCAAGCCATCAAGGCCGCACATGGCGCAGCAAAGGACGCGACGGACGCAGCTGCACGTGCAGACGACGCCGCGAGCCTGCTCACGGCCAACGTCCTCAAAGGAAACGTCAAGGACACCTTCGTCCACGTTGACGACGCTTGGCCTTCCAGTCTCTTGAGCATCGAGATTGAGGGTGCTTGCAGGCAGGATGGCACGCCGTCCCCGGACAACCCCGTGCCGATTGAGGTAATCGAGAATCCCGTATTGAAGGTGACAGGAAGGAACTTTTGGGACAAGGGCGTTGTCGTCTACAGCTACACCATCGACTACCTCAAATACAATGCAGAGGCGTCGGTGACGCTGGAACCCGGGACATACACAATATCGTCAGACGGAAGATTGCCGAACCTGCAATTCTTCGAGCCAGGCTCTCACAAACAGCTTACATGCGCCGAGGCGACGGACATGGACGGCGCAAACATCAGGTATAGCATAGTGTGGAACAACTACGGTATAGCACCGGCAACCGACTACACCAGGGCGCTCACCATAACGCTCACACGCGCCGTGGAAATGACTTTGTGCGTTATAAACACTCAAGGCACATGGATTCAAGTCGAGCACGGCACCAATGCCACGGCCTATAAACCCTATGTCGGCACATCCCTGCCTATCACCTTGCCCGCCGAGCACCACTACCTCGCCAAGCTACCCGACGGCACGGCGGACGAGATTGTGGTGGACGAGGAGGGGAACGTGGAGCTCGTGGCGCGCGTATCCAAAGCGATTATCGACGCTTCGCTATTCATCAATTGGGGAAAGGGGAAGGCTTTATACGCCTTTCCGAAAGATGGCCGCTACTCGCCGCAAGGTGGTGCTAGCGGAACATCGGTCGTCTGCGAAAAGCTCGAGGCGAAATATGGGTCCGACATATACAAGGGCGCGGAAGCGGGAATATCGGTCGGCAGCTCAGCCGCGCATACCGAGAACTGCACAACGGTCGTCTTTCTAGGGGACGGCGTTGACGCGTCAAGCATCGACGGGGCTTCTTTCTACTACCCGCTTATGACGGAAAAGCGATACAGCCTAGGCAAAATCAACATGCCCAAGGCGCAAGACAGCATCGTCAACGCATGGACGGACGCGGAGGTAACGCCGAACACGGGCATTGAATACACGCGCGACGTGAACATAGTCATCGCGAATCTCGAATCCGCAATCGCATCCATCACCGAAGGTTAGGAGACACCAATGGCAGTAAAGAGCAAGGCACGCCACGACCTCACATTGCGCAGCATCAAGCGCGAGATTCAGGCGGGGCGCGACGTGGCGTTCTGGCTTGACAAGGCGTACGCGCACCTGGACAGCGGGCTTTTCGGCGAGGCCGACATCGCCGAGGTGGAGGAACTTGCGGCGGCGTACTACGACGCGCTCGATAAGGCGGAGGAGCCGAGCGACGAAGAGGTGCCCGCGTGATCGAGCTTGAGATATCCACTCTTGTCGTGCCCATCGCGTCGGCCGTGCTCTCGGCCGTCTTCGCGGCGTGCGGCGTGTATGTGGCGATAAGCAATCGATTGTCCGTCTTGGAGACCAAGATGGACGGGTTGTCAACAAAAGTTGAAAAGCACAACAGCGTCGTCGAGCGCACGTACCGCCTGGAGACCGACGCGGCGACCGCCTGGAAGCGTCACGACGAGCTCGCGGAGCGCGTCGAAAGACTGGAAGACATGAAGATTGGAGGAACACAGTGAGCATCAATTGGAGAGTCCGCATCAAGAACAAGGCGTTTTGGGTGGCCATCATCCCCGCCGACCTGCTTCTCGTCCAGCAGGTGTGCGCCGTCGTCGGGGTGCAGCTGGACTTCGGGCAGCTTCAAGACCAACTGACGGCGATCGACGGCACGGTCTTCACCCTGCTCGCGATCCTGGGCATCGTGGCCGACCCGACCACGGCTGGCGTGGGAGACAGCGAGCAGGCGATGGGCTACACCGAGCCGAAGGAGGGCTAGGCATGGGCGAGCTGACGGACGAGAGAAAGCGGCTCATCGAGTCGCAGGACTCGCACGACGAGCCAGACTTCGAGCCGAAGGAGGACGGCAATGGGGACGATTAGCGACGTGCTCTACTGCGCGCGGGACTGGATCGGCTACTCGCGATGGACTGACCCAGAGGAGGGCACGGTCTTCGGACGCTGGTTCGCCGAGAAGACGGGCGAGCCGTACTTCGGCGTGAGCGGCGTCCCCTACTGCGCCATGTTCGCCTCCTACTGCCTTGACTGGGCGGGCGTCACCTGCGCTGGCATGCCGAGCGCATACTGCCCCGACATCGTGAGCGCGGGCGAGGACGCGGGAGCCACCGTCTCGTGCGAGGACGCCGAGCCTGGCGACCTCGTGCTGTTCGACTGGGGCGGCGACGGCCTGGCAGACCACGTGGGCATCGTCGAGGAGAACCATCCGTCCGAGGGATATATGACCACCATCGAGGGCAACACGTCGAGCGGGAGCGCGGGGTCGCAGTCGAACGGCGGCGTCGTCGCGCGCCGTCATCGCGGCTACGGCTCCATCTGCTGCGTCGTGCGGCCTAGCTACGACGGAGTTTCCACCGCGCCCATCGAGGGAGGCTCTGGCGACAACAGCGGCTCGGAAGCAAGCGATAGCGGTTCAAGCGCGGGGCTTGACGTGGACGGCGTGTGGGGGCCTGCTACAACGCGCGCGGTACAGTCGGCGCTGGGAACGCCCGTAGACGGCATCGTGAGCGGACAATCGACCTCGCTCGACGCGTGCAACCGGGGCGGGCTTTCCTCCGAGTCCTGGCAGCACGGCGGCGGCGGCTCGTACATGGTGGAGGCGCTTCAATCGAAGATCGGCGTCGATGCGGACGGCTACTTCGGCCATGACACTTGCAGGGCGCTGCAAAGCTACCTCGGCACTTACGCCGACGGATACGTCGACTACCCGTCCATCTTGGTCAGGGAGCTTCAGCGTAGGCTCAACGACAACGCCTTCTAGCTCTACACTTGCCAGGGCAACGCCGCCGCCATCGAGGCAGTCGATGCCAAGCTCGACAAGCTCATCGAGAAGCTGGGGAAGTAACCCCGACAAGCTTCGACAATCCCAGATAAGCTCGGATAGACTAGGACAAACTAGACCCTAGATTATCCCGAAACCAACAAGCCCCGCATCGCCACAATCGGCGGTGCGGGGCCTTTTTCGCGTTCTAGCGCGATTCCATGTCCTTTCGTATCAAATCCTTCACGTACTGGTTCTTGCACTCTTGCCCCTGTAGCCACTCGTACAGCTCCGTGTCGGCGGGGAAGAACTTCACGTTGAACGTCTTCACGTTCCTCTTGCGGTAGGCGTCCGTCGCCCTTTTCTGCGCTTCCGTTGCCAT